TTTGGCATGAGACAGATAAAATGACTCTGACTAGTAAGGGATATATCTGGTGTTTTCCTGGTTATTCTTGTAAAGATTGTATTATTGTCGATAAGAGTGGTCGTGCACCTAGTTGTAGTGATAATATATGGGGTGTGTGTACCGATTATCCATATAGATGGGAAACCCAATATGCAGAACAAGTTCTTGCTCTGAATGCCTATAAAGAATCAGAAGATTACGACTGGGTTTAAATTATAATTGATTTATTGAGGGATGTCAAGGCTTGACAACCCTCTTTTTTTTGTCTAAAATTACCTTTGTGAGGGTTGATGGATATATAATAAGAACTTATATATTACTTAATGAATAATGAAGATAATAAAGGAGATTATGAAAACCCCTGGACATACAAGGGTGCAACTTTTACTTCTGATGATATTGGCGACTTCTTCGGTTTTGTCTACAGGATTACAAATCTTCAGACAAACAAAAAGTACATCGGTAGAAAATACTTTACCCAACGTAGAAAGCCTAGAAATGGCAAACGAAAAGTTACGTCTGAGAGTGACTGGAAAAAGTACTACGGAAGTTCTAAAGAACTTAAAGACGACGTTAAAAAGTTTGGACGATCAATTTTCAGAAGAGAAATAATAAGTCTTCATGCAACTCTTGGTAAAGTAAATTACGAAGAGACTAAACAATTGTTTCTTAATAATGTGTTGATGGAAGCCCTTGACGACGGGACACCAGCATACTATAATAGCAACATTCTAGGACGCTATATGCGAAAAGATTATGGAAACTTTAGAGGAGACTCTAGTTCAAGTTCATAACTGGTCAGGTGAAAGAATGCATCTTCTCAGTAATCAAAAAAATATCGATGATGCCCATGCCCTCTTTTTGGAATTTGAAGAATGGTATGATCAAGATAACGAACATGATATCTTTTCCTTAGAATATATCGGAACAGGTAGTACTTATGAATAAAGTGTTAAAGGAAGAAGTTCTACGTATTCTTACAAAAAAATATGGGCATGAAAACAACCCTAAAGCAATAGAAGTATGTGCTGACGAATGGGCCAGTAAGTACGTTATAAGTGCAGGTGTTGTTGATTACTACAATGCTTACAAACAGTCCTTTATAAATAAATCACTAAATGACAATCCATAGAATTAGGTTATCTAAAATGCAAAAATTAATTAATGTACTTGCTCTTGCGTCTTTCGCTGTATCTGGTGCCGTTGTTGGCACTGGTGCTTACGTTTACCTTAATAAGGACGCAATCATAGAAAGTGTTACAGAAAAAGCACTTGGTTCTCTTGGAGGATTAGGTGGTGCACTTGGTGGTGGAGGACTCGGTGGAGATCTTCCTACTGGTGCTATTGACCTTGCTCCTTCTGCTCCACAAGCTTCTTCACCAGCTGGTGGATTTGGTATTCCAAACTTTTAGGAAACTATATAAGAGTAGCGACTCTTAATTAAATGCCTGAAGAAATAAAAGTAGATCTCCAAGAAGGGGTTGAAAAAGAAGTTGAAGAAAAAAAGAAAGGTTTCTTTGGTAAAGCAAAGGCAGCACTTCTTCCCGATGCCGAGGAACAAGCAGCAATCATTAGTACAGCTGTCAGAATTACTGTTCTTGCCTGGTCGGGTGGAATTTTGACTTTAAATTATGTGGCCATACCTGGTGTACCACAGCAGAAAATAGATCCGACATTTATAGCTTCAGTTTTTACTGGGGTTTTGGCTAGTTTCGGAATTCAGACCGCATCTAAGAAAGGTGATGGTACTATGAAGATGAATGGTAATGGTAATGGTGCTAATGGTGGACCTCCTCCTGTTACTGCAAAGGATATAGAGGCAATCATGGCAAAAGCACCTGCTGGTCCTGTTCAAACTATTCGTATTGAGCAAGCACCTCTTAAGATTACTACTGATACAAAACCTCAAGAACCTCCTTATAAATTGTAATATTAAGGACATTAAGCAATCCTTAAGTGAGTAAATAATTTCATGAGTGTAATTATCTACCAAGATCATATAGAAATTCTTGAGGAAGAGAACCTTCTTCTCAGAAAGGAGGTTCTTTTTCTTCGTAAACAATTAGGATACAAATCATTGGGAAATCCAATTGATGAATATGAAGAGGAGGAGGAATTGTGAGTGGTGATCCATCATTAAAAGATCCAGTTATTTTTTATAGTGAAGAACTAACTAAAACGAAGATAGTTCTTTTATCTCTTAAGGGAATTAAATTAAACTTTGCTGAACAGGAGGAATTGTATGTGGAATCTAGACATTAAGAAAGCATTTCATAATCTTAAAGAATGGGATAAGAACTGGGCAAAGAAAATACAAGAGAAATTTAATTTGAGTGATTATCAGATGCTGTGTCTTGCATTTGGTAAGGGGTTTATTATTGGTGCAATTCTTTTATAGGTAATGAAAGGTTATACAAAAGAAATGATTAAAGAGATACTAGGTACTTCTTGGCCTGATCCACCAGGTGAATCTGGTAATGAAATGAGAAAGAGAAAGGGTAGAGAGATGAGAGCAAGAGGAGAGAAACCTTATTTCCCAACAGCAGAGTCAAGGGCAAAGTTACCTAACTTTGATGAGAACGGAAAATATATTTACCCAGAAGGATCAGGTTTTAGATACACTGAATACTTGAGAGATCATCCAGATTCTACAGAAGCAGGTACTTATGGTAGTAAGGTATCATAATGGAATTAAATGATGATAATATAGTAGAAGTTCTCACTGAATTAATGCCTTACATTGAGGCAGATGGTGGGTGGTTAGAATATGTTGAGCAAGTAGATGGTTATGTTAAAGTTAGATTAGGTGGTGCTTGTGCTTCATGTGCTATGAGTGCTATGACTTTAAAACATGGTATAGAGAAGAAATTAATGGCAGAGATACCAGAGGTTAAAGGAGTTATCCAGGTTCTCTAACAGTGTCCGTGAGTCCACACTTAACTAGGCAAAAATTACTATAGTATGCTATAAATATTGTCAGTATGGGATTGAAAAATCATGCCCCTGACTCAACAAAGACATTACACTGTAGGTTATCACGATCTACAACAACAACATTATGAGATATGTGAGTATGCTATGAGTGCATATGAAGCAATAGAACACAGCAAAGAGGATGTACCAGAACTACAGGTACATCCTCATTTTGTTGATTACTGCAATAACGATGAGGTAAATAATATCTCTCGTCTTATGGCTGCAGGTATTCCAATGGGACACTAATTATGAGAGATGAAATTATGTGGTGGATGAGTAGATTAACTATCATGCTCACTTCACTCTTCTTATCAATGACATTAGCAGCACAAGCATATGCTGCTGAGATACAAATGGGTTCTGGAGGCAATTTAGTCTTTGAACCAAATGAGGTTACTATTGATGCTGGTGAGACAGTTACCTTTGTTAATAATGCATTACCTCCTCACAACATCATCTTTGATAAATTTGCA